ACCAGTACAGCTCCAAATAGAAACCCCTGGTCAACAGTAGGAACTCAAGGAGATGCTATAACTATTATTAGGAACGGTCAAACAGAAACTCCTAATAAGAACGGATGGGATTTTACAGTAGAGGATGTAAATACAGACGCATCCTCAATTTACTTAACAACAACTCAGAAAATACCTCTTACTACTGCTACAAATTATTTTAGTTATAAATCCAATCCTCCTACCTCTCCAGAAAAATACACAAGTAAACAGATTATATTAAATTCTGGAAGGCTAGTCTTCAATACAACAGAAGATCATCTGATGCTAAGTTCTGCAAAGAGCATCAGTTTAAGTTCAACAGAAACAGTAAACGTAGATGCTCCCGAAATGACTATTCAAACAGAAAAACTATTCCTTGGATCTAAATCTGCAACAGAACCTTTATTATTAGGAGATACAACAGTGGAATTGCTGAAAGAAATGATTTCGGTATTAAAAGAGTTACTTATAGCATCACAGACTGCTGCTAACTCCGGCGGACCTATTCCAAGCTTAAACCAAAAAGCTCCAGGGTTACTAAAGAGAATTCTATCCCTTAACCCGGATTTATTAAAATCAAATTCTAATTTTACAGTATAATGACCCCGGAAGAATTAGAACAGCAAAGAAAACAGGAAGCAGCTAAGAGAGATGCTTTTAAGAAGAGAGTAAGACTTCAAAGAGCCTTAGCTGCTACTGCCGTAGTAGCAACTGCTACGCAGTTATCCCCTCTAGATAGAATCAACCAGACAGTTAATACTAAGATTGAAGACCTAAGAGATAAAGCAACAACAACGGTTCTCTCTCTAGCATCTCAATTAGGAATTGAAGGAATAGACGGTACTAACCCAACTTTACCCAGTGTATGCCCTTCTCAACCTACCTTAGATAGAGCATTACAAATACGTAATTCTTTAGGGGTAGATATAGAGAATACCTCAAAATACATAATGGTAGTTGACTCATCACTACAGTTATTAACACCTGTAATAAACGGAACAGTTTCTGCTGTCGATGCTTTAAATGTAGTAAAAACTGCAACTTCTCTAGCTACCAAACTAATACCAGTAGTCCCCGGTGCAGTTACTGCTCTACTGAGCGACCTAGATGATATAAGAAGCTTCTTAGTATTTAAATCAGACGGAACTCCTAAGTTACCGCAGCTAAAAAGAGCACTCACAATAGGATCCCAGTACATCTCTGATGCAGCTAAAATACTACAAGTTATCGTCGTAACCCTACAAGTTATTGATGCAGTATTAGAAAAATGCGGAGCAAAGCCACAAGCCCTAGGAGCAGATAGTACTAAGCTACTCGATACTGTTAAGTTAGCAGACACTTCACTAATCAACGAAGTATACAATGGATTTACTTTCTCAATCGTAGAGAAACAATTCAGTCCGACACTAAAGCAAAGAATCGGACAAGCAAAAAATAGTCAAGGAATAGTTCTAATACAAACTGAACCCTCCTTCACTACAGACCCTCAAGTCCTTGTTGAAGAGTTAAAACTCATTATCGATAGGGATAATCTAAAAGCCAATTAAGAAATATTTATAAAAGATGGATACTAAAGTATTTAAAAAACTCATCAAAGAAGCCGTAAGAGAAGCTATTCAAGAAGAATTAAAAGATATTCTTTTGGAAGCAGTAGGTGCTCCTAAAACAATCGTTCAAGAAAGTTACGTTCAACCAGTTCAAACCCTCGCAAGCAATCCAACAGCTCCCTCTATTAATGCAAGAGATAAGTACAAAGAATTATTAGGTGGAATGATGGAATCAAGAAATGGAAACATTTCAATGACTTCAAACGATGCTTTAGGTTTCGGAGCACAGCCTGGTTATAGACCACCTGCAACAACCAACACTGCTGGGGAAGGATCTGCACTACCTGCAGGAGAGGTTAACCTAGACCAGATCATGGGTCTTATTAGTAAGAGGTAATGGCATTCGGAGCAAAGAAAATATTCCCGATTGATAAAAAGCCAAGGGTTGCTGTCGGAGTATCCCTACCTTTCACAGCACCGGGAGTCTTTGCATCCACGTACACCACTCGAGAAGCTATAAAGAATAATCTAATAAATTTCTTTCTAACCGGAACAGGTCAAAGATATTTAAATCCATTATTTGGAGCAGGGTTGCAGACTTATATTTTTGAACAGTTAAATAGTAATACTGAAGTTGCTCTAGAACAAGACATACAGACTATCATAAGTGATTTTTTCCCAAGCGTAATCGTCAATGATTTAGAGATCACAAGTCAACCAGACACCCTTCAGATCACTGTAAAATTAACATATTCAATACAGGATACTGGAATAACAGATAATTTAGAAATAGCATTTAACTAAAATGGCAATTAAAAGAGACATAAAATACGTAAATAAAGACTTTAGCACATTAAGGGCTTCCTTGATTGATTATGCTAAAACTTATTTCCCTACAACCTATAACGACTTCAGTCCATCATCTCCCGGGATGATGTTTATGGAAATGGCAGCCTATGTAGGAGATGTTATGTCTTTTTACTTAGACAACCAAATTCAAGAAACTTACTTACAGTATGCCCGTCAGACAGACAACCTGTTTGAATTAGCATATATGTTCGGTTATAAACCAAACGTAACCGGAGTTGCAACAACAACCATTGATTTTTATCAACAAATACCTTCAAAACTATCTGCAAGCGTATATGTTCCTGATTTTGATTACTGTTTACTTGTTGGAGATAATGCAGTAGTATCCTCTACATCCAATAATGAAACTCGATTCCTAGTTCAAGATAGTGTTGACTTTTCAGTTTCTTCTTCACAGGATCCAACGGAAGTTACCATCTTCCAGACAGCAGGATCTGATCCGGTTAGCTACTTGCTTAAGAAAAGCAGACAGGCAATCTCTGCAACCATCAACTCTGTTGATTTAACATTCACTACCCCGGTTCAATTTGATACTCGAGTATTAAATGCAGAGAATATCATAGGTATCTTAGATGCTGTTGATAGTGATGGTAATAATTGGTACGAAGTAGATTACCTAGCTCAAGATGCAATCTACACCGGTATTAAGAATACAAACCCGAACGATCCTAATAGAACTAGCGGTAATGCAGACACTCCTTACATCCTACAATTACAGCAGGTTCAAAGAAGATTTGCAACTCGTTTCCTAGATTCAGGATCATTACAGATTCAATTCGGTGCCGGAACTGCTAACGATACAGATGAGAATATAGTACCTAATCCAAATAATGTCGGTTTAGGGTTACCTTTTGAGCAATCTAAGTTAACAACCGCCTTCTCTCCTACAAACTTCGTATTCACCAAGACATACGGTATCGCTCCTTCAAATACAGTTATTACATTGAGATACCTGACAGGCGGTGGAGTATCAGCAAATGTTCCTTCTAACGACTTAACAACAATCACAGGTAATATTAATTTCCTTAACCCTAACCTAAACCCAACTACTGCAAACACTTACAGAGCATCTCTAGCGGTTAATAACCCTGAAGCAGCAGTAGGAGGTCAAGACGGTGATAGTATTGAAGAAATTAGACAAAATACATTATCTAATTACCAAACCCAGCTCCGTAACGTTACTCAAGATGATTACCTAGTTAGAGCATTATCAATGCCAGCTAAGTACGGAGTAATTAGTAAAGCGTATATTGAACAGACAAAAGTTGCTAACTTACAACCGGGGGAAATTCCAAGCACTCTAGACCTGTACGTTTTAACTTTCAATAGAAACAAACAGTTAGTTAACGCTTCAAATGCATTAAAGCAGAATCTTAACACCTACCTATCACAATATAGAATAATTGGAGATTCAGTTAGAATTAAAGATGCTTTTGTAATTAATATCGGAGTTAATTTCGACATCACCGTTGCTCCAAATTACAACAGTAACGAAGTAATCCTTGCCGCTATAACAGCTGTTAAAGAGTATTTTAATGTAAACAACTGGCAAATTAATCAACCAATCCTTCTGAAAAACTTAAGTCTTCTAATCGATAATGTAGACGGAGTACAGACAGTTAAGAACGTTGAGGTTGTAAATTTGACCGGAGAATCATTAGGTTACTCTAATTATTCTTACGATACTAAAGGAGCTACAATTGATAATGTAGTTTATCCTTCAATTGATCCAATGATCTTTGAAGTTAAGTACCCTGACGTAGATATTAAAGGAAGAGTAGTTTCTCTTTAATTCCTATTTATAACAAATGGCAGTATATAAAATCTTCCCAGAAAAAGACGCTACCTTGTATAGTGAATACCCGGCGATGAATTCCGGTATAGACGAAATCATTGAAGCAACAACATCAACAAATATTGATGGAGGAGTACCTGCCGCAAGTAGATTTTTAATTAAATTTAATCAATCTGAAATCTTAGACGTATTAACCAGTAAAGCAACCGGCTCTATCGCAACATTCTTAAAGGTATTCATGGCGAAAGTAGAAGGCCTTGGTCAAGAAACAACTCTAGAATGCTTTGCAGTATCAGGTTCATGGGAGAACGGAACAGGTAAGTATTTAGACACCCCAGCAACAGAAAACGGAGTTAGCTGGAATTTTAGAACAGCTTCAGGCTCAGGTGCCTGGCAGACATCAGGGTTTACAACTACTGGAGCAACCGCTTCTTTTTCAGCTTCTAATCCCGGAGGAGGAAATTGGTACACAGCATCTTCTTACGCTCAAAGTGCTTCTTATCAATACAGAAGCGATTTCGATATTAACTTAAACGTAACTAATACAGTCTTAGCGTGGTATAGTGGATCTATACTCAATGACGGGTT